GGATCTGGTCGAGGATCTGCCGTACGACGCCCAGCTGGTGGTCCTCGTCGGCCCACATGACCTCGTTCGTCCAGCGGACGGTCTTGTGGAACTTGAACGGGGCGGTCGTGACCGTCGTGGGCGTGAACGTCGAGGATCCCTTGTTGGCACCCTCACCGACGTACTCGGCCTCGCCGATGTCGAACGTCATGCTGGTGCCGGTCCCGAACTTCATCGGGATCGAGTTCGACAGTGCGGCCACGGACGAGCCGTCGCGCACCTTGCCGAGCCACGGGTCCAGCACCTGGTCGGGGAGGTTCAGGTCCCCGGTGTCCAGAATTGCCATGTGTCAGCCCTCCTTGGGCTAGTCGCGCTTGAACAGCCCGGCCGCGACGTCGCGCAGCGGGTCGTCAGCGGGCTTGGATGATGTCTGCCCCTGGAGAGGGGCACGGTTGCCGTTCTTCTTGCGGTCCTCGGAACGACCCGCCAGGCGCTCGGCCTGCTTGATCAAGGTCGCTTCGTCGCTCGCGGTGAGGAACAGGTCGGCGTCGGAAGGACCCCCGTCGTCGGCAGCCTTGGTGCTGATGCCGAAGTCGGCCGCCACGCGGGTGCGCAGCGCGCCAGTCTTGGTGTTCTCAAGCTCTCGCTCCAGAGCAGCCAGCCGGTCGTTCGCCTTCTCCGCCTCGGTCTTGGACGCCTGCACGGTTGCGTCGTGCTCGGCGGCCTTGGCCTTGAGGTCTTCGTAGTCGGCGTACTTCGCCCGCTCCCGGTCGACACGCTGCTTGATGATCGCGTTGAGCTCGGCCTGGTTCGCGGGAGCCTTGAACTCCTTACCGGAGCCGCCTTCGCCACCCTCCCCGCCGCCGGCACCAGCAGTGCCGCCAGCGCCTGCCTCTGTCGACATGAACCGCAGGCGCGTGAAGCGCGGGTGGTCCAGGCCGGGCGTCGGCAATATGGGAAGGGCCTTGTTCGTGGGCAGGTGAGAGCCCATCTCTGTTCCTCCTGAACCGCGTGTTGACCGCCACGCGTGGGCGTAACCCCGTCACTCGACGGGAAGAATTAGGCGTACTCTTCGACGGCTCGGCGAACGAGGGCGCTGTGCTCTGCGAGGCGGCGCTGTGCGTCTTGGTTGCCGTTCGCTGCCGCTCGTCGCAGGCCCGACAGGCGGGCGCTGGCCTCATAGAGCATCACGTCGACCTCGGGGGCGTCCGGGTCCCACGACGGGGCCGCGGCGCAGTTGCACTCGCCGCCCTTCGCGCCGCCATGCGCCGCGAAGTGGACCGTGGACTCCTTGTAGACCGCGCCACGGCCGGCGAGCATCCGGCAGAACCCGCACGCGCCGCTGCGCGTGATGCGTTGCCATCCGCTCGCGTGTGGGTCACGGTCCGTGGACCGGGTGACCGTCTCGCGGGCGCCGGACAGCGCGTACTTGGCCGCCTTGCCCGAGATCGTGTACAGGGCGTCCGTCGGCGTGTCGGTGAACAGTGCGCCTGCGGCCCGGCGGACCGTGGCCTCGACGGCGACAGCCTCGTCCGGGACGATCATCTCGGCGCGGTACCGGCCCGGCGCGCCCTCCGATGCGCGCAGTTCGTCGTACCAGTCGGACGCGAACGCTGCCGCCTGCTCGCCGTACTCGGTGACCAGCAGGGGGACGAACTCCAGGAGCTGATCTCGTGCCGACTCTGGGCGGTCGAGATTCAGCGACGTGAAGAACGCCGCCAGGTCGCGCTTCACCAAGGCACGAATTCCCGCCTGCGCCGTCCTCAGAGCGGCGGTGTCAGCGGCGGAGACCACTACGCCACCGGCTCAGGCTCGGCCGGCTCCTCGACGGGCTGGGGCGGCGCGACGGTGGCCAGCCCGGACAGTGCACCGGTCAGGCGGTTGCGGCGCAGCTCAGCGCTGGCCCGCTCGATCTGCTGCGGGTCCATGCCCAGGAGCTCCATGCCGACCTCGGTCTGGGCAAGCGCAGGAACAGCTGCGATCTGCTTCGAGCCCGCGTCGGCCATCGCCGCGCGGGACAGGTAGCGCGGGTTGCGCCACTGGGTGTCGATCGTGCGGTAGGCGTCCGGCACCTCGGTCTCACCGTTCTGCATCGCCAGAGCGATACGCAGGACGTACTTGAGGTTCGGCGACCACTCGTCCGTGGCACCCTCGGCCTCCGAGATCAGCTCGTACTGCGACGAGTCGTACGCCTCGGCGGACGTCGGGTTGGCGTAGTCGGTGATCGCCACTGACGAGTCCGGCAGGGCGGTCTCACGGGCGAACATCTTCGAGTACGTGTTCAGGGCCGCCAGGTGTGGCTCAGGTGAGGCGGCGTCGAACTTCTTCACGTCGGCCCGCGCGAGCTGGGGCGCTTCAGAGCCCAGCACGTCCATGTCGTCCGGGATGCCGCGGATGCGTCCGAGCATGACTTGGAGCTGCGCCTTGTACGTCCCGTCCGAGTTCTTGAAGACCGAGTCATCAGCGCCCAGGAGCCAGAAGTCCGGGAATGAGTACACGTCCATGTGGCCCTCGAGCCGGGCCAGGGTCCGGGCAGCTGCCATCTGCAGGCCGCGCACGGGGCGCGAAATCCGTGAACGGCCGAACGGGCGCTTGAGGCGTGGCTTGTACGGCAGCGGGGCCGCCGGGACGCCGAACGTGTGCTCGGAGACGCTCGTCTCCCAGCGCCCCTGATCGAGCACGGCAGTCACCGTGCGTCCGTCGAGATACAGAGTTAGCGCCGTGGCACCGCCGTCGTCGCGGTCGTTAACCCAGAGCATGTTGTCCAGGCCGCGTCGGCGCGTGTTCCAGTCACCTGTGGCGTCCGAAGCGTCGGCGAAGTGGACGAGCGCGTCCGGCTCGCCATCCTCGCCGCGGGAAGCCACGATGAAGGAAGTCGCATGGATGAGCGAAGACGTGACGCCCTGATCCACCTCTGAGTCGAGCCGGTTGTCCTCCCAGAGCTGGGAGAAGCCGAGGTCCTCCAGCTTTCCGTCAGCCCATGTCAGACGTTCCAGGTGGCAACGTCGGCTGAGTCCGTCAACGGCCTTCTGGGACCAGCCCAGAACCAGCCCCAGGCTGAAATACTGCGACGGGATGACGCCACCGAACGAGCGGCGCATGTTCTTCTCGGCGTCGTAGAACGCGTCCACGAGACGGTTGAACCGCGCCTTGGACTCCAACACGTCGAGCAGGTGCTTGAGGGTCGCGTTCTCGTCGTCGGACAGGTCCGGCAGGGTCACACTCCGCGTCGTAACGCTCACACGCCTGCCCTCCTTCGTCCGTCGCCGCTCGTTCGCCGCCCGGCGGATCCACCGGTGCGCCCCTGGCCCGTCATTGGCTTCTTGCCTGTCGTAGCGCCGTACACCGCCGCTGCGGCCGACTCGACCGGGGTCACGTCAGCGTCTGGCAGCGCCGGCGTGAAGCCCCAGCCGCCGGAGGTGCCGATGTCCCGCTTCGCACCGAGCGAGACAGAGAGAGTCAGCCCTGGCTGTCCGATGTGGGTCAGCGTCGCCTCGTTCACGTGCCGGACCAGCGTCGCGTTCGCTGCGACGGCTGTACCGGCGTCGAGCACGAGGATTCGCTTGGCCGGCACGCCGCGAGCTCGCAGCAGGTTCACCAGGTCGCCCACGCCCGCCTTGCCGTCGATGACGATCAGCGACGCCTGCCGCCAACGCGCCGCCAGCCAGTCGGCCAGCGGCGTGATGCCCTGGCCCATCGGTGTGGGCGGGAAAGCCTCGACGTGCACGTCCCCCTCGTCCGATGCCAGAGCAGCCGAGACGGCGTACCGCGAGCCGTCGAGCGAGAACTTCACGCCGTACGCCAGGTTGCCCTGCGCCGGTGCTGCGGCCGGCGGGATCTTGAGCGGATCCCACTTCTCGGACCTGATGACGGGCGGAAGGATGCCGGACGCGTCCCAGATGCCATAGCCCTCACGCCAGAACGAGTCCGGGCCGAGGTTCTTCCACATGCGCAGGATCGCCGTCTTCGGCGTGTGCTCCGGGAAGCTCGGGTTCGCGCGGGCCACCTGGTCCCAGTCGATCTGGTCGCGGGGGGTCGCCACAGGGTCGGCGCTGAACTCGACGTACAGCAGGTCGTCAGCCGTGCCGGACATGGCCTCGGTTCGCTTGCGCGTGAAGACCTCGCCGTTGTCGGTCGGGCGCGGCGGCGTGCCCACGATGAAGAACAGCGGGTTCTTCGCCCGGTTCTGCGTCGGGAGCATGTCGTCCAGCGCGGTCTCGCCGAGCCGCTGTCCCTCGTCGAACACGAGGACGTCGATGCCGGCCATGCCCAGGCCGAAGCCGTAGTCACGGGCCCCGAACAGGATCCGGGAGCCGTTGATGAATCCAACCTCGCCTTCGCCGTTCGCCACCCGCACGTACGCGACGAAGGGCTTGACCGCCTTGCGACGGGCGAACCCCTGCATCGACCGCAGCGTCTCCTTGGCCGTACGCAGCTGCTGCGCCGTCCAAAGGGCGGTGAAGTTCGGGAAGATCATGCACAGCGCGAACAGCAGGCCGCAGAGCATGAACGTCTTGCCCACCTGGCGCGGGATGGACAGCACCACGCCGCCGACCGTCGAGGCGTACGTGCCGTCCTCGCGCTTCGCGAGAGCCAGCTTGGCGACGGCGACCTGGAACCAGTCGAACGCGATGCCCATGCGGCGGTGCTGCCGCTCCACCTCGGGCCAGCCGGTCGAGACGATCCCCGAGGGGTAGACGACCTTGGCGCGGTCAGACAGCCGCGGGGTCGAGGGCTTCGTCTTCGACGGGCTGCTCGCCATCCTCGTCCCTCCGCACCGCCTTCATGGCGTCGATCTCGCGGCCGATCTCCATCTGCCGGCGGGACAGGGACGCCATCTCGCGCGGCGGGCACTGCGGGTCGTCGAGCGCTCTCGCCAGCCGGCGGTGCATCGCCACGAGCTCGGCGAGACGGTCGCCCGCTTCCACCGCCTCGAGGATCGTCAGCGGCTTCTTGGGCTCCGGTGGCTTCTCGTCGGCAGTGACCGCACGCAGCGTGGTGGGCTGGCGCCGCTTGCGAGGAGGCATCGAGCACCTCCTCGCTGGGGTGGAAAAATCGTCGGGGAGAGAGCTCGCT